GCCAATCTTTCGCATCTCCAAAAACGGGAATCTATGGCAAGGCCGCGTTTACCAACTGCAGTCCACGATTTGAAGGGCACCGCAGTAGTCCATCCTGAGCGCATGCGCGAGCGTGCAAACGAGCCTGAACCGTTTGGCGGTGTCGGGCCTTGCCCTGAGCGACTCGGCGCGTCGATTGCTGAAGCGTGGGACTACATTGTTTCCTGCGCTGCCGCTGGCGTACTGACCAGCATGGACAAAGTTTCACTTCAGCTTGCCGCATCGCTGCTTGCTCAGTTCTGGCAGTCGCCTGCTGAGTTTGAGCCGAAGCACATTGCGCGGCTGCACGCCTTGCTCGGATCGTTCGGCATGACGCCTGCAGACCGCAGCAAGGTCGTTGTGCAGAAGCCCGCCAAGGATGGCAATAAGTTTGCGAAGTTCGGATCGAGGTGATCCACCTGCAGCGCGCTACCGATTACGCGGACGGCGTGCTCAGTGGCCGCGTTCCTGCGTGCAAATGGGTGAAGCTAGCGGTCAAGCGTCAGCAGCGTGACCTGAAGCGCAAAAAATGGAAGTGGCGATTCGACACTGAGCGCGCATCGGCAATCTGCGAGTTCATCGAAGCCTTGCCGCATGTGAAGGGGCGCTACACGGCGACGATTGAACTGGCGCCGTGGCAGTGCTGGATTCTGACAACGGTTTTTGGATGGGTCGATTCGCATGGCTTTCGGCGATTCCGCACCGCGTATCTGGAATTGCCACGCAAGCAAGGCAAGTCAACGCTGACATCCGGCGTCGGCCTTTACCTGATTGGCGCGGATGGCGAGCCTGGCGCTGAGGTCTATTCCGCCGCAACGACGCGCGATCAAGCGAAAATCGTCTGGTCGGATGCGCGGGCAATGGTTCAGCGCACGCCAGACTTGCGCGATGCACTTGGCGTCGAGGCGTCTGCGCACTCGATTTATCAGGCGCATACGGGGTCGAAGTTTCTCGCGCTGTCGCGTGATCAAGACGGCAACCTAGACGGCTTGAACGTCCACGGCGGTTTGATCGACGAGCTGCACGGGCACAAAGACCGCGGCGTTTGGGATGTGATCGAAACCGCAACGGGTGCGCGTGCGCAATCGCTGATTTGGGCGATCACTACCGCAGGTTTTAACCGCGCAGGCATCTGCTACGAGCAGCGCACGTACGTGACCAAGATTCTGAACGGTGTGCATGACGATGAAACCTATTTCGGCATCATTTACACGATTGACGACGAAGATGACCCGTTCGACCCAGCGTCATGGGCGAAGGCAAATCCGAACTACGGGGTGAGCGTTGCGCCTGATGACTTAGAGCGGAAAGCGTCGAAGGCCAGACAGATGGCGTCGGCGCAAAACAATTTTCTGACCAAGCACTTGAATGTGTGGGTCAACGCTGACACAAGTTGGATGAATATGCAGGCATGGGAAGCCTGCGCCGACCGAGGCCTGACAGAGTCAGACTTTGACGGCGCGGACTGCATTGCGGCATGTGATCTGGCGACCAAGACGGACATTGCGCCTCTGGTGCGACTGTACGAACGCGAGATTGACGGCAAGCGGCATTTCTACGCGTTCGGCAGTTACTTCTTGCCGGAAGATGCCGCCGAAGATGGGCGAAATGCGCACTATGCTGGATGGTCGCGTGATGATCTGCTGACGCTGACGCCAGGATCGGTGACCGACTTCAGCTACATCGAAGACGCGATTCGCGAGCATGCGCGGCGCGTTCGGCTGATCGATGTCGCGTTCGACCCGTGGCAGGCGTCAAACCTTATGCAGAGGCTTGAGGCTGACGGCATGCCGGTCGTTGAATACCGGCAGACGGTGCAGAACATGTCAGAGCCGATGAAAGAGCTTGAGGCGCTAGTGCTGTCTGGCTGCTTTCATCACAACGGCTGTCCAGTGCTGACGTGGATGGTGTCGAACGTGGTCTGTCATACGGACGCGAAGGACAACATCTACCCGCGCAAAGAGCAGCCGCAGAACAAGATCGACGGCGTTGTTGCGCTGATCATGGCGCTGGGGCGTGCGCTGACCGGCGAACGTGAGCCGACCGAGATAACACAAGGGTTCGTCATTCTATGAGCTGGACAATTCCACGCCGACCGCCTGCAGCGATGGCTGATATTGCGCCTGCTTTGAGCAGTGACGCATTCAAGATGGGGCAAATCTTCGACCTGTCGCCGTCATCGGCTGGCGTGAATGTGACGCCAGAGACAGCGCAGCGCGTGTCTGCGGTCTATGCCTGCCGACGCCTGATTGCTGGCTCGATTGCATCAATGCCGTTGACGATCTACGAGCGCGCAGACGGTGCGCGGCGGTCGGTCGATCACGATTACTGGTGGATGCTCAACGAGCAGCCTTGTCCGCGCTTCACTGCGCACTCGATGTGGGAATACGCCATTTCATCCGTGCTGATGCGCGGCGATGGCTTGATCATGCTGGATCGTGCGCCGTCCGGTCAGGTTCGGCAAATGATCCCGCTGAAGCGCGAAAGCGTGATGATCTACCGGCATGGCGACCGCAAACAGCGTCTTGGCTACCGAGTTCATGGCGAGTTCGGCGAGGCGTCCGCGTATTTTGATCTTGACCAAGACGACGTGATTCATCTCGCGAACGACACGTTTGACGGTTTGTGCTCAACATCCGTTATTGGAACGGCGGCGCGATCAGCTATCGGAACCGCTTACAAGGCAGACGAGTTTGCAGGCAAGCTGTATGGCTCAGGCGGTCATGTGCAATACGCCGTCAAGTCGCCGAAATCGATGTCTCCTGAGCAGCAGGCAGCGTTCCGCGAGGCATTCGTTGCGACGTACGGATCAGGCATGGGGCCGACAAGCCGACCGCTGATGCTGACAGAAGGGCTTGAGATTCAGCAGATGGCAATGACCGCCACCGATGCGCAATTCTTGGAGTCGCGCAAGTATCAGGTAAGCGACATTGCCCGCGCATTTGGCGTGCCGCCGCACATGATTGGCGAAACAAGCGCATCGACAAGTTGGGGCAGCGGCATCGAGCAAATGAGCATCGGCTTTGTCGTGACAACGCTCATGCCGCACATGAGCCGATTCAAGGACGAGTTGAACCGCAAGCTGTGGCCGCGCAACTCGCGCATTTATTGCGAATGGAATCCAGACAGCATGCTGCAGGGTGACTCGAAGGCGCAGGCTGAATATTTCACCAAGGCGCTTGGCGGGCCTGGCGCGCAGGGCTGGATGACGATCAACGAAGTTCGACGGCTGAAGAACTTGCCACCGGTTGACGGCGGCGAGAAACTCATTTTTGCAGGCAGTGCGCCTGCCGAGGGTCAAGACAATGAAGAACCGACTGCCGAAGCTGCTGGCGCTTAACAAGGACGCCAAGCGCACGTTTCGCGCTGAATCAAGCGGGAGCGAGGCGACGATCTACCTTTACGACATCATCGGCGAGGACTTCTGGACTGGCGAAGGCGTGACCGCCAAGCGGTTTCTGGAAGCACTCGACGGCATTGACGCGAAGGTGATCAATCTGCGGATCAATTCGCCTGGTGGCGACGTGTTCGAGGCGCGCACGATCACGACGATAATGGACGGTCACCCTGCGCGATTTGTGGCGCACGTTGACGGACTCGCTGCGTCGGCTGCATCGTTCATCGCTGCCCGCGCCGATGAAATCGTGATGGCAACAGGCTCCATGCTGATGATTCACAATGCATGGACGATGGCCGCAGGAAACCGGCATTACATGCTGGATACCGCTGCATTCCTCGAAAAGATCGACGCGACAATCGCTGACGACTATGCCGCGCGCGGTGCTGATCGCGAAAGCGTTGTCGCGATGATGGATGCCGAAACGTGGCTGACTGCCGATGAAGCGATTGCCGCAAAGCTCGCTGACAGGATCGCAGAAAAGCAGGCGAAGGCCAGCATGTGGAACCTGAGCGCGTACGACAACGCGCCGGAAGTTGCCGATGACGAACAGGACAGCGGCGAAGAATCAGGCGAGGTGAAAGAGGATGTGCAG